TAGGATCCGTTCAGCGCTGCCACTTCTTCCCGCAGCCTGTCGTTCTGGATCGTGTCGTCCAGTTCCAGCCCGGATATGTCGATTACGTCATATTCCCTCAGACCGGCGCCGATGCCCGTTGACTGGATCTTTACATACGTTGTCGCGACTTCCATCCATTCATCCATGCCCGACATATACTGCCGCAGCACGTCGTTCGTGTCGCTCTGGTCGATCCACAGCTGTCCGTTCGCCGGATCCGCAGGCGGATCTGCGCTTACGGTGATCGACGTCATGTCGTAGTTCGTCCCGTCGCCCCTGCACATGCTCAGCTGAACATCCCGGTACCCGCTCAGGGTCGAACCTTCGTAGATGGAGCGCTGCCATTTCCTCTCCATGCTGCCGTGATCCGTCAGATCCGCCGTGTTGAAGTACACCTTGTCCGGCCAGATGCACACATACGCACCGAAGGAAACGATCTTCTTCGGCAGCATCAGCTGATCCGTACTGACTGAGATCCCCGTAACCTGCAGCATGTTGTAGAACACCTGCGTCCCGCGGATATGCACCAGCTGGTCCCGGCCATGGATCCCTGTCAGCGGGACAGGCGTCTGTCCGGAAGCGTCATAGCTGCTGATCCCGCGCTTTTTACGCGGTACCAGCATCGGGAACATATGCCCTGACATGTTCTTCATGTCGTACATTTCCCCGTCTTCGATGATCTCCTGGTGGTTGTATCCCAGGAAGTTTGTCGTCATCTTGGTCTGCTTCGGGACACTCGGTATATCCGGCATTCTTCTCATGGATCTATCCTCACAGTCTGAAATGTGGCATCGCCGTCAGCGGCTGATGCTCCCGCGTATACCAGTCGCTCATCGTGTCGTACCTGTTCTGGAACAGTCCGTAATGGGAATTGAACTTGTCGAATTCCAGGTTCTGCTCGTCGATCTTCGACATGATGTAGTAGTAATAGAAACTGCTGTACGGGTCCGGGATCAGCAGCTCTGTCCCCGAATCCGTATCCTCTGTATATTTCGGCAGCGTTTCCTGCTCCTCTGTATGCTCATGCTTCATGATGATTTCCTGGTGGACCAGCTGTTCGATCTCGTTCAGGAATGAGATCTTCAGTGTCCTTGGCATCAGGTTCGGCAGCATAAGATCCGCTTTATCCAGCGCTTCCTGTATGTTCATGCGTCGTTCTCCTTTAAAAAAAGCAGGCGGAAAGGTTCTTTTCCTTCCCGCCCGTCTGTCTTATCTCTCTCTTTCCTCCTCATGGGGGTTGGAGATCAGATCGTATACCTTGATTTCCCGGTCCGCGAACTCCTTCACAAAATTCTCCGCGTCCATGGAATTCAACAGGCATTCCGCGAAAGGCAGGGCCATCTCGTGATACTTATCGTCCGCCGGCACTGCCAGGAATCGGCCGTTCACGCCGAGCCAGTAGTGCTTCTCGGTCGTCCCTGTCCGCGGCCGCGCCCGGATCGCTACTTTCACGTCCCAGGTGTTCTTCCCCTCCGCCAGCGCTTCCGCTATCGCTTCATTGAGGACCTGCCTGTCCGTTTTACGCTGCACCGGCGCTTTCTTCGCTGCCGCCAGCTGCGCTTTCAGCCGCTCGTTTTCCTTTCGCAGCGCTTCGGCCTGATTCAGCAGCTCGTCCCCGGTCTTTGCCGCTTCCAGCACTTCCTGGGTTTCATTCTCCTGCACATTCGGTTCGGGAGTTTTCTTGCTTGCCATATTCAGTTTCCTTTCTGCCCGTCAGGTGGGCGATCCCGTTTTAAGGTCAGATCTTGACGATCGCGCCGCTCTCGATCAGGCTGGCAATGATGTCCGCGCTGATGCTCAGCTCGGTCCCGTTGCAGCTGACGCCGACGATCGCGCCGTTCTTGCCCTTCTCCAGCGTCATGTTCCGCTGCAGCCTGGTCACAGTGCCGTTCACCGCGGTGTAGCAGTTCTCGACAACCTTATACAGGTTGTTCTTCTTGCTCTTCGCGACGATAACGACATCGGCCGTGCCCATCGTAAAACCGTAGGTCCCGTCGTCCACCTCCAGTGTTACGCCGCCGGAAAGCACTTCCACGCTGGCAATCTCCTTGCCGCTGGAACAGGTCAGGGTCAGGGTTACTTCCGCATCCTTCGCCACATCCGTGTCAGAGGAAGCGCTGGCAGCGCTGAATCCGCCGTCAGCAACGACGGTTACGCTGTGGCCGCCGGCAAACAGCTGCGGGAAAACAAACATTTTCTTCATGGTTCTGCTCCTTTCATCGTGAATTCCCTGGCAGCGCTCAGGCTGCCAGGGTTGTGCCGTCATCAGGACGGATTGTAGAATTCCAGGCCGAGGTTGTCTTCCTCGATGCTGGAGTAGCTGGATCCGCTCCAGATGGTGATCATGCGCTCCTGGTACAGGATCTTGCAGGCCATCTCGAACCATACGCCTACGGTGCCGTACTGATTCAGCGGGCCGCCGATCTGCGTTTCGTCCTTGATGATCATCTCCAGGTTGCCGCCTTCCGGATCGACCACGGCGAAAGCGTCCTTTGCGAACACCATCGTCTTGAAGGTCGCGTAGGTCTGGCCTTCGCTCTTGATGACCGGTGCGAAGTTGCTCTCCACGAAGCGGATGCCGTGCATACGGCCGATCTCGCCGGTGAAGATCTCTTCGCTGGCGTCATACTTGTGCGATTCGATCCAGGCGCTATCATTAATCCGCAGGTCCTCAGCGACGTCCGGATGGACGACAGCCAGATAGTACGCGCCCTGGTACTTCAGGCCCTTCGCGCTCTTCTTCAGAGCAGTCGCGGCCTTCGCCAGCACCTTGCCGGTCAGCATGACGTCGTAGGTCTCCAGCGCAGTCTGCAGTCCGGACTCTGTGGTCGGAGTGCTGACATACGCGCCGGTGGACTTGTTCGTCGCATCCGCGAACATGATGTTCGTGCCGCCGATCAGGGTGTTCCGGACCAGTTCCTCATAGGTGTCCGCGGCGCTCGCGCTCAGTTCTTCCTCGGCGCCCAGCACGATCTTCTTGATCCCGTGACGCTTGGAGAACTTGGTGATGGCCACATAGTCGCCGTACTCGGAGATGGTCGCCGTGATCGCAACGATGCCCAGCTTCTTGCCGGTGGGGATTACGCCCTCCTGCAGCTTGCCGATCCGGCCGAGGGTCTGCCAGCGATCCCATTCAACGGTCGTGCCGTGTTCCTGGGGCAGTGCCTGCTTCATACCCAGCTGGCCGTACACCTGCTTCTCGCGGATGTTTTCCAGCATGTCGGTCTGGAAGAATACCCGGTCCAGCGGGCCAAGGTCCGTAGATCCCGGAGTGAAAGGCGTGACGGCACCGGTAGCGCCATTGATATAGCCGCTCATGCCGTTGATCACGTCAGTAGCCTCAGCGAAAAGCTGAGGGAAAAGAATCAGCTTCTTCATGGGATTTCTCCTTTCGCTATCTGTCGAATGATGTAAACTTGTTCATGCGGATCAGCTCCTTATACTTCTTTTGCTCTGGTCTGGAGAGCTTGCGAGGATCAATCCGCGGTTCTGCCGCTGCGGGGTTCTTGCCGTTCATGGCTCCCTCCGCCGGCCGCGCCCGCTGCGCCTGGATGGTGTTGCCCATCTGGGACTGCGCCCGCTGCATCCCGTACGCCAGCAGCTGGGGGATCATCTCTTTGCCATGAAGCGCGTAATATGCCTGCTCGACTGTCAGGCCGTAGTCCGGACTCGTCAGTCTGAAGAATTCTTCGTTATTCTGGATCTCGCTGTCGAAATCGAATGACGGGAATATCTTCCTGAGTTCGTCCGCCTGCTGCTTCAGGCCGATGATGTGATTCTGGAATTGCTGCTGCTGCTCTGCTTTCTGCTGGTTCGCGATGGCCTGGTCGTGTTCGTCCTGCAGCTGCTTGAAGCGTTTGTATCCTTCTACGGACATTCCCGCTTTCTCTGCATCTTCTTCATACAGGCTGTCGTCGTTCAGGATCATGTCCCGAAGATCATCGACATTGTCCACGTCCAGTTTTTTCATCAGCGCGTCCAGCATCGGCTGTACGTTCTCCAGCTTTGCGTTCGCGTCCTCCTGGTTCTTGAACCGATCTTTGACCGCGCTCTTGACGTCGTCCCCGTAGAACTTCGCAAATTTCTTTTTTGCTTCCGCCCATTGCTCCGGTGTCGGTTCCTCTGCCGGCATCTGCTGCTGTCCCTGGATCTGCTGCTCAGCCTTCTGGCCAAAAAAGGCGTCTCTCAGTTCCGGATGCTGCTTCAGCCGCTTATTCATCGCTGCAGCGACCTGCGGGTCCTGAACCTGGCTGCCGTCCGAAAGGGTGTCCCCTACGTTCACGGTCTGCTCTGCGGTTCCGGATTCTGCTGCTGTGCCTGCTTCCGCTCCTCCGCCTGCCGGTGCTGCGGCAGCTCCTTCGTCGGCAAACAGTTGAGGGTTGATGTAGGCAAAAATACTCATGTGGTTCTCCTCTCTGTCCGTACGGTGGACGATCCCATGCCTTTATTGTTTCATAAATCCCGTAAATATTGCAGGTACAAACTCAGCTGGGTCTGCTGGCGTTCGCTGCGCGCTCTGCTGCATTCCTCACAATGCTGTTTTCCCTGGCATCATGCGGCGCTTCCGACGCGTCGTCCGGCGCCAGTTTCTTCTGCTGCGCTCCCTGCGCTGCCGGGATTGTGGCCGCTGAAGCGTTGATATCTCCGGCAATTCCCTGGGTGATCATAGCCAGCTGCTGGGCGACCATCGGGTCCGTCCGCTGCGCCAGTGCCATCGCGATCTGACATACCTGGATCAGCGTATCCTGCATCGTCCCCTGCGCCCGGATCTTCTTGACCAGTTCCTCCCGGCCCTTGAAGTCCATCATGTCCAGCACGATCAGCGCCTGGTCTGTCACCTGCGGGTTCAGCAGGCCCTTGTTCCAGAATTCCAGCGCCAGCTCGTTCTGGCTCATCTTGGTGTACGCGTTCTCCCGCTGCGCCCTGACTTCAATGTCGAAGATCGGCATCCGCATGGCAGGATCCTGACCGGGTAGGTTCGGGATCTCCTTCACCTGCAGGCCCACATTGTTGTATTCCACAAACTGGTCCTCTCCCTCGGCGCCCGTGATCCTGAACTGACGCGGGATGCCGTAGAACTGCCGGATCCGCTCGATGACCATCAGCACGATCTTCCGGTATGCCCGGTATGCTGCCTTGGTGCTGTCCTTGCTGGACCGGCCGCTGTCTTCCTTCAGTGCTGCGATCGCGCTGGCGGCTGTTACGCCTGACGGCACTCCGCCGTTGTTCACGTCCGTGTTGCCGGTGATGAACTTGATGGCGTCGATCTTCTGCTGCAGCATGTTGTGCGCGTCGCTGCCCATGGCCTGCACTTCAACGGATCTCAGCGCATCCTGTCCCAGGTTCCCGCCTGTATGCACCAGCGGTTTGGAGAAGTCCATGAATTCCGATTCGTTGATGCTTCCGTCCTTCCGGACGAAGTACCGCGGGGTTGCCCGCATGACCGCGTTCATCGTCATGGCCTGGCTCAGCACGTCAATGCTCGTCTGCTCGTCCTTCGCGATGTCGATGTATCCGTATCCCGCCGGGGATCCTTCAACCGGGAACAGCGGATCCAGCACAAACGGATACTCTCCGTCATGGTACAGGCCCTCGGTTTCGCCCTCTTCCTCGCTGGAGTACAGGCAGGTTTCCCCGACAAACTTGCAGTAGTGCAGCACGCTGCGCCCGCCGGTCCGCTTCTTGTAGTACCAGTCCACCACCACGGCCTTATTGCTCATGTCGATGTTGTCATCCGTCTGGTACTTCTCGATGAACAGTTTCGCGCTCGTCAGCTTGCCCTGCAGTTCCGGATACGCTTCGTACAGCTCCTCCATGTCCACATAGCTGATGTAGAACAGGTTCCGGCTTTCCTGGATGTCGCTCACGCCCGGCTCCCAGTACATGTTCAGGATGTTCACCTTCCGGATCGCGACGTCGCCCAGGCCGTTCAGCTTTGTGTTGTCCCAGAAGATGCCGTATACGCCCGTCCCTTCCTGCATTTTCTGCCAGCTGACGTCGTTGTATGTATCCTCGAAGTCGTTCATCTCCATGACAACCGGCACAATCTTGCTCAGCTTCTGCGCTTCCTGCTTGTCGTCTTCCATTCGCGGCAGGATAACCGGTTCAGGGTAGCTGTCGATGGCGTCCGCATGCTTGCCGACAATGCAGTTCCACAGCCAGCCAGTGTTCGCCGGCTGTTCCGTCGTTCCGGTGATGCCCTTTTCCTGGCGGATCTGCTCCCAGTTCTTCAGTTTCCACCACTGTTGCGCTTTGACTACGCGCTGGTTCACGCTGGATTTCCCGCTCCGGTACCGCAGCAGGGTGTTCATTGCGCTATTCAGGCGCTCAGGCGTCATGATCTGTCCCCTGCCCGGCTGTGCTTCCGGTCCCGGGATACTCTGGCCTGCCAATTCGTTCAGGCTTTCGATTCCCATCCGGCGCCCCAGCGTAAAGGCGTCCGCTTCCTCCGGCGTCTGTCCTCCGCCGATCCCGGCCAGATCTTCTTCGCCCAGCTGATTGTGCTGCAGGCCGTACCGCCCGCCGCCCGTCTGCCGGCTGCCCTGCTGCCCTGGCATCTGTTCCCCGTTCTCCTGCGGTATCATCCCGCGCTGCATTTCCTCCGCCGCGCCGATCGGCCTCTGCCCGCGCATCCTTTCCCGCATCCTGTCAAGCAATGCCATCCCTGTTAACCTCCTCCGTCTTCACATTCTCCGGGAACGCCTGTTCCCACGCCTGTAAACCTGTCATGATCACCCGGTAATAGTCCGTGATCCGATCCCGGTCCTTCAGTTTCGGATCTGATCTGATCCGGATGGTCCCCTTCTCCTCGTCGATCTTGTACGTCAAACCTTCCGGATCTTCGCTGCTTATCTGGTTCAGCAGGGCCATCGTCAGCGCGCTGATCCCGGCGCAAACGATGTCCTGTCCTTTCTCTCCTCCGCCGGCATGCCCTGTCGCGAACAGGTCCAGCGTCTTCCAGTTCATCCGTATTCTTGTCATCCCGTTCTCCTTCCGAACATGTTCAGCGGATCCATGCCCATCATCGGCTGGTATTCCGGTTCCGGCACAATCGGCTCAACCGGTCTGCTCATGCACATGTACCGGATATCGTCGGCTGCATGGTCCTCTCCCTCGCTGTCCAGATCCTCCACCACTTTGTCATCGTGCATCAGCAGCGGCAGCGTCCGGATCGTGTCCACGCAGTTCCTGAAAAACTGGATCCGCGGCCTGCCGTACTCGTCAAACTGCATCCGGTACCGGATCTGGTCCCATCCCGGTATCCGCCTGTTGTCTCCCGGATCGAAGTAAATCCCGTACTTGTATCCCGCTTCCGCGATGCTCGGCCCGCCGTCTTCCTTGAAGATTGCCGGATCCGCTACACCGCTGATGTGCTTCCCGGCCAGCCATGGGTGTTCGTTCTCGATCTGCGCGATCGTGCTGAACACTTTGTCTGCCGTCCACTTCAGGCCCATGTTCGCGACGCTTTCTCCGCCGGATCGCTGCACGCCGTACAGTTCAAGGATCCTGTAAAGGACTCCGTCCTCACTTTGTCCCCACCATCCGCAACTAAATGGCCGGTATGACCCCCAGTCGAAGCTCCTGAAATAAGTCCAGTGATTCTTCGGCTTGAATGGGTTGATCACATGGGTCCATACCCTGTCGTCGTAATGGTCTGGGTCGTTCACGAAGGATTCAAAATATTGGCCTTCAAAAATTTCCCAGCTGCCGTCGAGCCATGCGGCCCGCGTCTTTGGTGGCAGGTTCTGCAGGAAGTTCACATATTCCGGACTGTACTTCTGCAGGATCTTGTTGTCCGTCACCTTTGCCTGAATGAAACTGTAGTCTTCCGGCCGTTCCTTCCCCTGGTATGCCCTGTCCACGAACAGGCGCTTGATGTACGCATGTCCCGGCCCGCCGGGGTTGCAGGTGTAGAACACTCTATGCGGGAAATCGTTCACGCCGCGGCAGCTGGATGCGATCTTTGCGATCCATTCCGGTTTCAGCTGCGTCGCTTCTTCGAAGAAGATCTCGTCATACTCGACGCCCATGAAGTGGTCCGCGTCCGCGTCGCAGTCGCAGTACGCAAACTGGATGATGCTGCCGTTTGTGAAGTAAAAGCACTTATCGTTCGTGTTGTACTTCGCGGATCCGCGTGTCATCAGCTTCAGCGGCTCCAGATGGTTCTTCTTCAGATCCTCCAGTGTCCGCCGGATAATACAGAGCCTGATGCCCGGACTCCAGTCATTCGGCCTGCCGTATGTCATGGCGTCCATGTACATCTTCTCGCGGATGATCCAGCTCTTTCCTCCGCCGCGCGCTCCGCCGTAGGCTGTGTGCCTGGTCGTGCTGTTCAGGAAGATAAACTGTTTCGGGTTCGGATAGATGTGGCGCTCCAGCGGTTTATTCCCCATCCGCTTCACCTTCCTCTGCCGGCTCATGCACTACGACAACCTGGAAACTGCCCTCCTCGACCTGCTTTTCCTTCTTCAGCTCGCGCTCCAGCTTCTGCTGTTCTCTCCACTTCTTCGCCGCGAACTTCTGGTCGATGTTCTTCAGACCGTACAGATCCCGCTGCGTCAGCGTCGCCGTCTGCAGCGCCCTGGTGATGCTCTCAACATTCCGGATTGATCCCGTTTTGTCTGTCAGCATCTTTTTCGGATCGTCCTTGATCGCTGCGGCCATCTTCTCCAACGCTTCCAGGATGTCTTCCTGGGCTGTGATCAGGCGCTCCAGATGGTTCACGCGCGCGCGCACGACGCGATCGCGCGTTTGCTCCTCTACTTTTTCCCTGATTTTTCCCTTCTCTTTTTTCCACCCTTCCTTATATGCGCGGTTCTGAATTGTCTTCACACTGACATGGTATTTCTCTGCCAGCTGCTTCTGCGTCACTCCGCCCTTCAGCCATTCCGCGCGGATCTTGCTCCACGGTGTCGCCATATTTGTTCCCTCCTGCCCGTCGGTGGGCGATCCCATGGCTTTATTGTTTCAGATTCCCCTGAAAAAATGCAGGTACAAGAAAAGGGACCGTTCTCACGGTCCCCGCTCTCACCATTTCAGGTGCTGTTCCAGGAAGTACATCCTGTTCCAGTATTTCGCCATGTCCTTGTCCCGGATCCGGCTCAGTGACTGCCACTTTTGCCAGGCTATCAGGCACTCAAGCTCCTGCTCTGTCATCTGGATTCTCGTCTGGATTCTGTCGTCCATTTGTCCTTTCTCCTTCCAGGTATTCTTCGTCCGTCGTTTCTCCGAACATTTCCTCCGTTTCCTGTTTGAGCTGCAGATAGGTTTCGTGCAGCTCCTTCCGGATCTCCTCCTCGGTGTAGTACGGTTCCGAACTCTGCACTTTGAGCATAACCCTATAGCGGAATCCCTTTTTTCCGTCGGAATCCTTTACCTTGTCTTCCTTCAGCATCCAAAACAGTGATCCTTCGATCAGCGGATGTTTTGCTTCCAGGCGCTCTTTCTGCAGGTCGCGGTAGTTTTCCATCACCTGCAGGGCGCACTCTCCTATGGCCATAGCCCGGCTTTTTCGGTCTGTAAAGCTATAAGCCTCTGCGCCAATCGTATGATCCTTGGGGCGTCTGCGCATTTTCTGCATGTATCGCTTCAGGGTCTGTTTGTCTCTTTTGATCTTTTGCTTTTTGTTCATGCCCGTCCTCCTTCTTTCGCATGACGACTGTGATATATACGCCGTCCACAATATCGGAGTAGCGCACTTCGCCCTCCTCCAGTGTGTATCCGGGGTATATCTTCTCCATGATCTCCTTCGCTTCGTTCCGGAAATACCTGGCCAGCGTCTTCACTTTCCGGTTGGAGATCTTCGTGTCTGACGTATGGGTCTTCGGTTTCTTCAGGTTCCGGCTGCCGCTCCACATGTGATAGTTCACCCGCTCGCCGGCATCCCTGGCTTTCTCGTTCTGCCGGTACAGGTAGTTTGCGATTCCCTGCAGACCCTTGCCGTAGGTCTGCAGGCTGTAGGTGTTCGCGATGCCCTTCCCCCAGATCTTCTCCAGCTCGGTCCTGTCGATCCCGCCCGTCACCATGCAGTGAACATGCGTCCGCTGGTTCTGATCATGGCCGATGGCATAGACGTATTTCATCTCCGGCAGGCCCCGCTTCTCCCGGTTCCGCTTCACCCGGTCGAAGAAATTCCGGATATCCATTTTGCAGCGCTTCAGGTCCGCCGGTTCCTCTGCATAGGTCAGTGTCACAGCGCAGTCTTCCCAGTAACGGAAATTGTTCTCGATAAGGAGGATCAGCCAATGCTTCGCCCGCCGGGTGTTCAGCTGCTGCTGCCGTTCCTTGGTCAGGTTCTGCTTTCCCTTCCTGGCTGTCTTCTCCATGCTCCGGCCGAATATCGGATACACTTCCGCTTCCAGCCGTGTGCCGGCCTTCGTCGTCCTGGTCCGGTATCCCATGTTGCCGATCCGGATCGCCGTTGCTTCGCTCCGCCAGTAGCTGCTCAGGAGATCTTCCCGCTGGTCCGGGATTACATCAAACAGTCCTTCATACTCCCAGGCCATCCCGGTTCTCTCCTTCCTGCTGGTCCTTGTCGATGGTTTCGTCTCGCCGGCGGCTATACTCCCGGGAAGCCGCTGCGCTCTCCCGGGTCCCTCCCGCTGACTCCATCAATTTCTGATCGATGGATGGACGATGATTAAAAATTTCAGCATCTCTGTTTCCGGATCTCTTCTAATAGGAAAATACGCGTATTCTTAATACTCATTACAAGCCTGTCAATGCGGAACCCATCCCGCAGTTCCGGAGATCCCTCCGCGGGTCCTGTATTGAAGAGGAAAGTTCATGGCTCCCATGGCCGCGGGAGCTGGCGCGCATGGCCGGAATCGAACCGGCCGGCAGCTGTGGCACATCCTATCAGTCTGTGGGGAGCGCGTTCCCTCCTTTATTATTCAGACTTTCGGCACGCCGCCCGTCCTCGATGCGCATGTGGTCCGGATAGCCGATCTCTGTCGGTCTGCTGATCTCTGCCAGCCCTTGATCCGGGATGTGTCATAGTCCGTATTTCCTTTGCATATACGTGACGTAACACTTCTGAATATATGTTGTCTGTTGTTCTTCTTCCTCCAGCAGTTCAAGCACTTTGCCAGGCATCGGACAGCCGATCCTGCCCTCGTTGTCGTATGGGCATCCTTCGCAGCTCACAAATCCGTTCTTTTGACATGCTTCTGCTGCTTTCTTCAGTTCGTCCCTGTCAACCATCTTCTGATTTCGCTCCTTTTCTGAAGTTGCTTCTGTTTCTCCGGTCTGCTGTCGTACCATTTGCCACCTTTTTTGTATTCATCACGCAATCTCCACGCACTGCATTTCGTAGGTTCGTCACAATAAAGATAGCCAATGTATGCATCTGTTAGTGTGCAATGATACGGTTCATAATGCTTGCAGGTTATGCACATCTTTGGCACTTGTTCTTTCATGTTCCGCTCCTTTTCAACGCAGTTCTAACGCAGTTTTAACGCATATTTTGCGTTAGAATACGCTCCTATTCTTCTGTAGTAACGACATTATCTAAATGAACTACTACAGCGACCAAACGAGAATCTTCCAACGTATGTAATTCAAAAAAATTCTCTGCTTCAACAACCCTTTGTTCTCCATTGCGATAAATAATCAACCACTTATCCATGTTCCGCTCCTTTTCTCCGTTAGTCGAATGCACCGTTATCCATTCTCTGCTTTGTAATTTCCTCAATCAGTTGTTCTTGCTCTTTTATCAGAACGAGTGCATCCTTTGCTATCGTTACAATGCATCCTGTTTTACACCCACGATACGGACAATCCTTGTATGCTTCGTTATGTTCGCAATCCAAACCGTGCCATGAACCATGTTCAGAACATATCTCTAACCCTTTGATAACCTTCTCTAACTCTGCCATAACTACTCCTTCGCAATTCTCTCCTATTCTCCCCTTACGCTTCCTTCCTGTATTCCCACTGGTCCCGCACAGCGACAACCCTTCCGCGTTTGATGCCCAGGATCCTGGCCGTTTCCTCGATGTTCTTCGTGCTTTGCAGTGTGTCCATGATTTCCTTCTGCCGCTTCGTCGGTTTCTTGGCCTTTTTCCTTTCGAATTCCCGCATGCATTTATAGCTGCAGAACCATGCGAACAGATTCCCCTTCTTCCCGATCGGCTTCTTCCA